CGGCAAATGGCGGCCAAGTCTTTACGCGCAATATCGACAGCCTTGTCGTTAGCGTTTTTAAGATTCAAACGCGCAAACACTAAGCGGTTTTCATACTGGCCTTCAATAATTTGCAAAGTCAAAGAAAGATACTCGCCGTAACCGTCACGCGTGGCTTTTATTTCGCTGTTGCTAATAATGGCTTGATACCAACCTGCGGGTATTGGGTCGAATGATGATGATGGTTCAACTTCTTCGGCGTTGAAGTTGTAAGCTGATAAATTATTCATAATCTTGTACTCTTGGTGTCGGTTTAGGGTTCACTGGTTTCTATGTTTCGCGTGCCAGTGATTGACATATTAAGCATAAAGTTTTATTGTGTCAATCATCAATCAACAAAAAGGTGAAAAAATGCTAACCATTGAACAAATTAAAAAACTGCTAGAAGATAGGCATTTGTCTATAGTTGCTAAAAACGCGGGTATCGGTGAAGCTACTATTTTTCGTTTAGCTAAAGGGAAAAACGTGGCATATCCCACTGTTAAAAAACTCTCTGATTATTTAGAAGGACAATTAGAAAATGCTAAACAACAATAAAGAAGCGGCGACAAGTTATGTCGCTCATGGTTTCAAACTGTGCTTAGTGCGCGGTAAAAAACCGTTTCAAAACGAATGGGAACAAAACCCGATTAGTGATTTAAGCCTGTTTGACCACAACGGCATTGGCTTAATTCACGAACTAAGCGGGACTTGTACGCTAGACATCGACAATATAGAGCATTCACAGATTGCATTGGCCGCGATTGGCGTGGACTTGTCGCAGTTAATGCGTGAGGGTGTGCGTATTGAATCGGGGCGCATGAATCGCTCTAAATTGATTTATCGTGCGCCTGTTGGCGTAGAACTAAAACGTCATGCTTTAAGTTGGCCAAGTGAGTTAAATCCTAAAGAGTCGGACGTGGTGTTTGAACTGCGCGGTGGTTTGACTCAGGATGTATTGCCGCCGTCTATTCATCCTGATACTGGCCGTCCCTATGTGTGGGTTGGTGATTGGCAACAATTGCCAGAGTTACCGCATGAACTATTAAACATCTGGACTCAATGGGATATTGCCAAAGATGTGCTAAAAAGTGCGTGTCCGTGGCACATTGAAAAAGAGGATTACAAAGCACGGGCCGCACCGTTGCGCGTGTTCAAAGGCGGCCATGATGATGTTATTGGCGCGTTTAACAAAAGAATGCCACTAGCGAACATTTTGAGTAATTACGGCTATAAACGCATCACTAAAACACGGCTGCTTAGCCCACACTCTAAGTCAAAATTAGCAGGTTGTATTTTGTTAAGTGGCGAAGGCGTGGACAAAGTTTATATTCATCACGCAAGCGACCCTTTGGGTGATGGTTATGCACATACGGCTTTTGGGGTGTATTTGTATTATCAACACAACAATGATTTAACAGCCGCAGTAAAAGAGGCAGCTTTGTTGTTAGATATGGATTACAAAAAACCGCCCGAAGACGAAACATTATTAGAACAAGGCAATGATATTGCCAATACATTTTTAAATGCCAATGTAGTCGAGTTAAAGACTGTGCAAGTTGACACTGTAAAGATTGACTGTGAGTTACCCGTGAAATGCTTAAATGAGGTAGCACAGTGGATTAAGGGTCAAATAGGTACAGCTCCAAAGTATTCAATCACGCAAGCCACGTTAGCTTTTGCGTGCGCTATGTCGAGTCGGTGCGTACGGTTAAAGGATGGCACAAGCTCAAGTGCATTTTTGGCTATCGTGGCTGACTCAGCAGGTCAACTACAACCACTCAAAGGGATTTTAAACAGTGCAATTGATGCGTGCGGCGATAGAAATATTATTCGCGGTACTAAAATCAGTGGCTCTAGTTGTCTGCATAAACAGTTGTTGACTATGCCGCGTATGTTTTGGGCGACAGACGACTATGCGACTATGATTAACTTCGGCAAAAAACAGCAATCAGGCGCGATACAAGGGGCGTTAAGTGCTATCAATGAAGTTTATCTTAATAACACTCTTTATTTAGATAAAGACAGCGTAGGCGCGAGTTTTGGCAAAAAGGACGGCGAAGGCGACAAGCACATATCAGAGTACAACATCTACCGTCCGTCTATGACTATGCTGTCGTTAATGAGTAGCAAGCACATAGATTTTGTCGCACAGCGCGACCAGTACAGTCTTGGGGCTTTGCAACGGCTTATGATAGCCCAAGGTGGCGACTCGGTATCATGTGAGCGTGACTTTGACGCGCCATTCCCTGCATCTATTAAATTTATCGTTAATGCAATCAAGAAAACAGATAGTGATTTTTTTGACATTGCTTGCATGAATCCAGTGCAAAAGATTGCTATTTTTGATTGTGACAACACGGCAAGCCTGTTTTCACACTCATTAACGCGCATTAAAGCCACTTGTAGCAGCGATGAGCGTAAAGACTTGATAGGTGTTGCTCTCGGTTGGTGTGGCACGTTTAAGAGATTGTGTGTGGCTCTGAGTGCGTTTAATAACCCGTCACAACCGATTATTAACGAGGCTATTGTGCAATGGGTGGCTAATTGGATTGTGTTCCACCTTGAGAAGTTGCTTTCACGATTAGAGATAAACGGACTGGATGAGGAAGTAGGTATTGAAGAGGATGTTCTAAATGTTGTTTATGACTTTGGCAAAAAAGGCGCATCAAGTCGTGACATCGGCCAAAAACTTAGAGCATTTAGAAATATGGACGCAGTGCAAAAATTAGAAATGTTGACCAAGCTGCAAGGCCAAGAAAAAATCATTGAAAAAAAGGAAGGAAAAGCAGTTCGTTATTTTATGCCTGTTTTTTTTAAAAGTGATTGCAGTAACACGGCTAAATAAGTTAATGTTGAACGGTCAAACGGATTTGACCGACTGTTTTTGTGTGTGCAACACGTTTCTAGTGTTTGGCACACATGCAGGAACAGGTCAAGCCTTAGAGCCGCAAGGGCTACAAGAGAAACGTTCCAGTGTTCCAGTGTTCCACTCAAAAAACAATTTTAGAAAAAATTGTCGTCTTTTAACAAATTCCACTAAAAACCTTAATACAATGCTCTCTCTCTGTAAGTAATATATATATATATATAACGCGGAACGGTACGTTGGCACGATTCCCCTCTAGCCTTACAGCCTCAAGGCTTGCAGCCGTTCCACTTGATGTGTCATTTTTTTTTACAGGAACACACAGTAAAACTCATATAAAAATTATTCTTTATAAGCAAAAGTTATTAGAAAACACACACCAAAAACGCGATAATAACAAGGCGGCTAGGGTAGCTCCCGAAAAGTGAGATTCATTCACTCACAGCCGCTTTACTTCTTGAATGATTGCCAGTAATGAAGGCCAACAATATGAAACTCACACCAAAGCAAAAAATTGCATTTGACACTATCCTGCAATGTATAGCCAACAAACAACCCGTGTTATTAACAGGCTTTGCAGGTACAGGCAAAAGCACCACCATCGCCACCGTTATCAAGTCGCTATCTCACAAAATGATTACCATTGCCACGCCAACACACAAAGCGGCGGCTGTATTGTCTGCAATGCTTGAAACTAACGGGATTATCTCGCCAAACGTCAAAGTGACGACAATCCACAAAGCATTGGGAAAATTGCCGTTAAAGCAGGGCGATGGAACAATGAAATTTAGCGCACCCAAAAAAGAAATTTACGGGATTTTAATTATTGATGAATGCTCAATGATTGATGCTGAGTTATTCGATGATATTAACCAAGCCGCGCCGACAGCCAGTATTGTTTATGTTGGCGACCCTGCACAGTTGCCCCCGACAAGCGGCCAAGGCGTGTTAAGTCCTGTATTCGCAGCAATAGGCCAACGCGCTCATTTAAGCGATATTATTAGACAGGGTATAGATAACCCTATAATTGAGCTTAGCGCGGCGTTAAGACGCGTTATGGAGTCTTCCAGCCATATAACCACGCTAGATGTTATTGAAATGGTGAATGAGTACGACAGTGAAGGCGAAAAAATCGGCATGATACAAAAACATGAGATTGCGGATTATTGTTCGGATGCGTTAAAAAGCGGTTTGGATTGTCGGTATCTTGCATATCGCAACGAATCAATTGACAAACAAACGACAGCAATTAGAACCCTGCTTCATGGCCGCGACGTGCAATCGTTTGTTGTTGGTGAGCCTGTTGTCTCGTTAACTGGTATTCAAAATGTGATTAACAATAACCATGAGGGGGTTGTAACAAAAATTGGCAGCCCAGTTTTGTTGTACGGTATAACGTGCGTATCAGTGACGTTAGACGGTTGCTTAACAGTCAATGCAGCGGTTGACATCAAAGAAAAGAAAAATAAAGAGATTGGATTTTTTAGGACGTTTAGCAAGCTAAAAGCACAAAGCCAAATCACGACTGACTTCAAAACTAAAGCTGAGTTATTCGAAAAAGCACAAGAAGCAAGCGCACAGGGTTACATGATAAAAGATGATATTGCAGAGTTGCGACCATGCGTAGCGTCAACAGTACACAAAGCGCAGGGTTCGACGTTTGATGTTGCTGTTGTTGATGTTGCGGACATTTTAACAATGCGTAACCGCAGCGAGGCGTTACAGTGTTTGTATGTCGCCGTTACGCGCCCTAAAACGTATTTAATATTGGTGGTTTAATATTGGTGGTTTAATATGTCGATGGATTCATTAATAAAAAAAGCAATAGCCAAACAGCCGACGATTAAGCCACGCACTAAGCGCAATGCTCAACCCGAAGCGATTGAACAGGCCAAAGTCGTCGCGTGGGCAAGAGCAAACGAAAACAACTATCCATATTTGTGGATGTTGCACAATAGTTTGAATGGAGCAAAACGTACAAAAGCAAACGGTGATAAATTAGTTAAACAGGGGATGCTTCCTGGAGTTCCTGACCTGCTTTTACCCGTTAAACAAGGGATTTATAGCGGTTTATACATAGAAATGAAAAGCACAAAAGGTCGAATAAGTATAGATCAGTCTAAGTTTTTGAGGGCTGTTAGTGATAATGGCTATGCGGTATCAGTTTGTTATAGCGCAAACGAGGCCATAAAACGGATCGAGGATTATTACCAATGAATCACTTGAAACTGTTTTTACTCGGCATATTCGGTTTAGCGATTTTGTTTTTATTGGCAAGTTGCGCAAATCAACCTGCGTTTTGTCCTGAAATTAAAATAAATTTTTGTCCAGTGCGTTGAGGTATTTATGAAGGTATATCGCAATGTAGATCATGCTGTCAGTAGTGCAGTTAGCGTTGGTAGTGTTGGAGTACCAGCAGCCGCAAAATGGCAGAGCCAATACAGCACAGGATTTGTTGAGTCATTGACAGCAAAAAATGACGACACTATCAAAATGTCCCGTAGCGATAGATTGTTGCAGGCGGCACTCACCGCAAAAGCAATACATAAAGAAACAAACGATATTCAGTGGGCTGCGTTCTTAGCAAAATATAGCCAATTTGAATCAGATCAAGTTAGCTGTATTCAACAACTAGCAGATTATGTATCGAGTGATATGCCAAGGCATTTCATATTGTTGTCTGTTTCAAGCTGGGCAAGTATTGCATTAAGAAAGTTAATTACAGAAAAAATACTAACAATGGATAGCGAGAAGTCAAGACGTACCATTTTTCGCAGGCGTAACCATATTCATAAACAATTAAGAGATTTGGAGTGGTCGGCTTTAGCAGCATTGGGTATGCCGCTTGAAGAGGATGGACTGTTTGGGGATGACGGGGATGAATGACAATGTTGTGGTTGCATTTGCGGGCGGCGTAGTTAGCAAAGAGCAGCAAAGTGCGGAGGATTTATGTTTGACTTGCCTTGGGACAAACCCCCTGAGTTTGTGAATGAAAAGGGTTTTAAGTGGTGGCAAGATAAAGAAACGACAGGTTACGCACAAAAGAAAAACCACAACGGGAAGAAACTTGATGCCGTTTGTTGGTTTGTTGAAGAACCAAACGGACGAAAAACAAGGATTTTAGTAGGTAAAAAAGGCGAGGTTTTAGAAGAAAACCAGTCTTTGGAAGGTATGTGTTGCAAGATAGATGTTTTGAAGTTTTTGGCATAACAGCAAGCTCTAACAAGAAGTTAAGCCGTAACGCCTAACGATTATTTTTAACTTGCGTAACCGACTGGGGCGTTATCGGACTTAAACGTGAGTTATAAACGCAGGGGTGATAGTGATGGATTTAATTAAGGTAATGTTGGCTTTGTACGAAAGTGAAATTAATTGCGGCATGGAGTCTTTTTGGGATGGTGGATTTACTGTGTGGCTCGGATTAAAAAGCATGGGCGATGACATGGAAGAAAAGAACTTCGCTGTTAATGAATTAGCGAAAGATGCAGGTAAGTGGCTGCATGACGCTGCTTTAAAATACTACCCAAACTCTATTTATACAATGAACTTTGTGAATGCGTAGTAGTTTATAACTATTGCATTAACAGGTAACACCCCACGTCTTAATCCCTTAATAATCAGGGAAGAGTTACAACGGAATAGCGATGTATAAAACGCTTTTTTTCTGCATTAATTGTAATGAAGAGTTAACTTACAAACAAAAAATGTACAGCTATGGACGTTGTCCAAAATGTGGCTTTAAAGATAAAAATGCTGCAACTATTGTTCAAACTTATGAAAAAGCTTACAAAGAAAACAGCAATCCAACCACACAAAAAACAACAGCAGATAAAACAAGCAAATGCCATTGTTCGATTATAGCTTTTTTGGCATCCCTTATTGCTGTTCTTGTTTTTGTTCTGAATAAAATCTAACTAGGTGCATAACGCGCAAGTACCCACAAAGATATTTTAATTTGCATTGTAAGCGGCTGGGTACTTGTCGCTGTTGATGCAGGAGTTAGGTTATGACAATTAACTCATCTACCATAGCAGGAGGTGGGTCAAAAAATGAGCCTTTTGACTACTACCCTACGCCACCTGATGCTACGCAAGGCTTGTTGGGCTTCCTAAATTTACCAAAAAACATGACTGTTTGGGAGTGTGCTTGTGGTAATGGAGCAATGTCTAAAGTTTTAGAAGATTATGGTTTTAACGTCATGTCCTCTGATATTAGAGAGGATTGTGGGTATGGTGAATCGGGCGTGGACTTTTTTAAGGAGACAAGGGTTTGTGATGCCATTATAACAAACCCTCCTTTTGGGGTAGCTCAAGAATTTATAGAAAAAGCCTTAAAAGATGCGCCGATTGTTTGTATGTTGCTGAAAGCACATTATTGGCATACCAAAAAGAGGTTTTCTCTCTTTCAAAGTAATCCACCGAGTTTTGTCTTGCCGTTGACTTGGAGGCCAAACTTTATGCAAGAAAGAGGTAAATCCCCTACAATGGATTTCCAATGGAGTGTTTGGGTTGATGGAGACACAAACACCAAGTATAGGTTGTTGAGCAAACCTAACTCAGTATTAGACACCTATTTTTAATCAATTGACAACGTGGCACGATGGCACTATATTTTATCTAAGCTGGTCAATTTTTTGATTAAGCAAATTTTTCTAAAGGTCGCCCAAAAAGCGGCCTTTTTTATTGCTTAAAATTTGAGGTTGCTATGATTACGTCCGAGCAACTAAAACAAATATGCGCAACTAAAAATGGCAAGTCACAGGCTGAGAAATTCGCACCATTACTCAATGAGATCATGCCGAAGTGGGGTATTGATACAGCGCAAAGGCAAGCGATGTTTGTCGCCCAAGCACTGCATGAGTCGGGCGAGTTTTTGTATTTGGCCGAATTAGGTAATGATGCATATTTAGCAAAGTACGATACAGGGCGATTAGCTAAAGCATTGGGTAATACACCCGAAGCTGATGGCGATGGCCAAAAGTATAAAGGTCGCGGGCTTATTCAAGTCACAGGTCGCGAGAATTATCAAAAGTGCGGTCATGCTTTGCAGTTGCCACTCATTCAAAAGCCTGAGCTATTAGAACTACCGCGCAATGCCGTTGCTAGTGCGTGCTGGTTTTGGCAATCACATAATCTAAATAAACACGCAGACTTAAACGCAATCACGGCGTGTTCTATTGCTATCAATGGCGGCACGAATGGTTTAGAACATCGTAAATCGTATTGGCGTAAAGCATTAGAAGTAATCAATAAATAATTTAACAATTTGCCCGATTAGTTAGCTGTTGGGCTTTTTTCATCAACAAATAAATAGCAGGTTTGATTATGAAGTCAAAACGGCTTAAAGAGCCTTCAACGTGGGCAGGAATCGGTCTAATTCTAAGCGCAATTGCTCCAGTATTGCCATTAGCCTATGCCACGCCTGTAGGCGCACTAATCGGTGTCTGTGGAGGCATCGCGTATATATTGCGAGAAGGTAAGGGGCAAGGGATTGAATGAATTACTGCATGAGACGCGACTCCAAAAACTGGAAAATGGTCACGATATGTTGAGTCGTGATTATTCGCGTCTCAATGATGCAATAGTCAAAATTAGTGACTCATTAACTGCGTTTGTCGTGCTACAGGAGCAGAACAAAACACTCATTAATCATAGCGAGAAGCAAACAATTATTATTGAGAAGATGGATGAGCGAGTTAGCGCAATAGAGCATCAAATGCCGCAATTAGTCGAATCGAGGCAATGGTTGATGGTTGGATTGGGTTTGATATTGAGCATGGTTATCACTGCTTTAGTGGCTTTAATCGTCAAGAGTTGAGTATTAAACATGGCAGAACGTAAACAAGTCGATTGGGAGTCTGTTGAAAGAGACTACTCGGCAGGTTTATTGAGTTTAAGAGAGATTGCGGATAAACACGGCACGAAAGAAAGCACTATACGCTCAAGAGCAGAAGTAAATGGATGGTCAAGAGATCTTGCTGTAAAGATAGCTAGAAAAGTAGAAGATATTTCGCGCAAAGAGGTTTCGCGCAGCACTTCGCGCAGCGAAAAGGACATTACAGAGCGCGAAATAATTGAAACAAACGCTCAAGCAATCGTCAACATCAAGACAAGTCACAGAACAGACATTAAAAGAAATAAGGATTTATTAGAAAGCCTCACCAAAGAATTAGCGTTAATTGATGAACAGGTTTCGATAAACGTAAAAATAGACTGCGTTAAAAAACTTACTGAGACATTGAAGGTTCTTGTTGGATTAGAACGTGAAGCCTACGGCATTACTAATTTAGAGCAAACACAAAAACCAGTTGAGAATATGACTAATGACGAGCTTGAGCGAAAAATTGCCGAACTTGTTAATAGGTCTTTCTAATTCACAAAAATTAGAACTGTTGGCGTTACTGGAAGAAAAGAATTATAGAGAGTCAGGCAGGAAACTTTGGACGTACTTCAAAGATGAAGGTGATTTGCGTCGAGAGCTATACAAGAAACACTTAGAGTTTTTTGAAGCTGGAGCTAAATACAAAGAACGATTGGTGATGGCTGGCAACAGGGTCGGCAAAACAGAATCAATCGGCGGATATGAAACCGCGTTGCATTTGACAGGGCAATACCCGAATTGGTGGGTAGGCCGTCGATTTAATAAGCCTGTTCGGGCATGGGTCGCAGGTAAAACAAACGAAACATCACGCGATATTGTGCAAACAAAACTGTTTGGCGCAGTAGTTTATCGCTCAGGAAAGAAAACATTCGCGGGTGATGGCTTAATTCCGCGTGATTGCATCGGTGACGTGACATGGAAGCAAGGTGTTCAAAACATGGCCGATACAGTGCAGGTAAAGCACATATCGGGCTGGTCAATTGTCGGTATTAAGTCATATCAACAAGGGCGAGGAAGTTTTGAAGGCACAGAGCGTGAAGTTATTTGGCTTGATGAAGAACCGCCACTAGATATTTACACCGAATCATTAACGCGAACCATGACGACGAAAGGCATCGTCATGTTGACGTTCACGCCACTGGAAGGAACAACAGAAGTTGTTGATGACTTTATTCATAAGTCGGAAAAAGGTATCAAGTATCTACAAAGCATCACATGGGACGATGTGCCTCACCTATCAAAGCAAGACAAAGCCGATATGTTGGCTAGTTATCCAAAGCATGAGCATGACGCGAGAAGCAGGGGCGTTCCGTTTGCGGGTAGTGGTCTTATTTTCCCAATTGACGAAGCCAATATCATTATTGAGCCGTTTGAAATCCCAAGGCACTTTGCGTGTATCGGCGGCATGGACTTCGGATGGGATCATCCTTTCGCAGCAGTAAAACTCGCATGGGATAGAGATAAAGATATTGTTTACCTCATTGAAGAATACAAACAATCAGAACGAACACCCGATTATCACGCAAAAGAAATTATCTCATGGGGCGAATGGCTACCTTGGGCATGGCCACATGACGGTTATCAACACGATAAAGGCAGCGGTATTGCTCTTAAAGAGCAGTACGAAAAAGGTGGACTCAATATGTTGGCTGAAAATGCAAAGTTTGACGATGGGTCAAATGGTGTTGAGGCTGGATTGATGTTGATGCTGGATAGAATGATTGTTGGCAAATTAAAAATATTCTCAACCTGCACACAATGGCTTGCAGAAAGAAGAATGTACCACAGAGACAAAGGCAAAATCGTAAAGGTCAAGGATGATGCAATCAGCGCAAGCCGATATGCGTTGATGTGCCTATCAAGCGCAGTAACAACACCTCTCAATACAAGCCAAAAGCGTTCTAAACCCAACTGGCGACGAGTTTAAATAATGGAAACAGAAAACACTGTTGCGCTATCAAATCGCAACGGCATACAGACGTTTGTGCAAAACGTAGAGTTTGACCGCGACGGCAGACACTACGATGAGCC